CCTCAGTTACTGCCGTAGCACCAACTGTTACCTCGATTACTTCATCGCCAATTGCTGCCGAGTTTGTGGCTCGCGCACCAACGTGGTTTGCAGTGTTAGCTGCAGCCACAACAAGTGTGCCAACACCGACCGCACCACCAGCTTTCGCATAGCGGAACTTGCGACCGATTTCGTCGGTACCTTCTTGACCGAGTGGGTGCAACTGTACTGTACCCACATCTAGAATGTCAGATTGTGTTAATACTTGTGAACGCATATTATAATTCTCCCTCTTCCCTACTAAGTTTTGTTTATGAGCTTACCTTGGCGTCGAGGTGCTCGGTTTACGAATTGACCAAAGATAAGGAATGCACCAATTTCACCGTGTTGGTTGATTGATTTCATCATATCACGGAACTGGATAGGTGAGCTTGTAAACTCGCCGCTAACATCATCTACTTCAGGTGTTGTTGAAACCTGGCGCAGAGTGTCATCTTTAAGGCTACGGAACTCGAGCTTATTTTCGTTCAACCAGTAGAACTTACCGCTGAGCGCTTTGTCATCGGCGACGACTGGGCGACCACGTAGTGAGATAGCGTTAAAGCCAGCTGCACCCTTAAGTTCTGCTACTGGTACCAATTCACCCTTTGGTGTTCGGCCGCTAACCTTGTTGTAGCCACTGATTGCAGTAGATACGTAGTGCGCTTGAATTTGGCTATTCATAGCCGTTTCTAGCGTACGGAACAAAGTTTTAGTGGTCAAACCAATGGTAGGCGCTTCCTCTTCGTCGCCAGCTGCACTAACATTGTCAAAGTTAGCAAATGCTAATGCCAATGTGATTGCAGTAGAGGTTGTATCCTCTGTTGATACCATCCATGAATAGCTAGAGCGGGTGATACCACCATAGCTAGTAGCGTTGGTACCTGCATCAACGGCAACTTCAAGGCCGTCAAAGTCATCGCCAACACCTACGCCGTAGAACATGTTACCGAGGTTATCACGCATTGCTTCGCGTGCCTCATCCATTTTCTCGCTCACGTAGCTCAATACCTGGTTGTCGCCAGCTTGAGCGTTGATTGCTCGCTGAATACCAGGGATAACCACAGGTTCAGCATAAGCTTGTACAGCAAATTCGAGGTAACGAACATTGTTACCCGTACTGGTGTCCCAAGGGGTCATACCAGTAAAGCTTGAGCCGTTAGTTTTCTTTGCTACACGTACTGGTACGCGGTAGTTTGCGCCATTCCAATCGCTAACCAATTCACCAAATAGGCGAGCTAGCCAGACTGTGCTGTTGCTCACTTGGTTCACGATGGTAGGCAGCACATCGTTTTGTGTGATAGTTGTTACTGTTTCAGATAACATGCTATTTACCTCATTTTAGTTCTTAATATTTAAAGAGCACGCAGGGTGGGGCTGCGTGCCTTTATGTTTGTAATATATCATAAGCGCATATTACAATGCAAGTGTTTTTTAAAGTTTTAGCGTAACTACTTTCACTGCCCACATTTGCGCAGTTACCACTTCGTGCAGCGCTGCATCACGCATCTTTCGTTTGCGATAGCCTTCATTAGTACTATCTTCAGGTACAGATGGCACTGATCGCTCTACTATGTCGAATACGCGCGCCATGAGGCGTTTGATTTCGTCAACCTCTGTATAAGCGCTTGGGTTAAAACTAAGGCCTACGGCCACCTCACCTGGTGTGAGTGCGTTCGGTTTGTTTGTATCTTCTGGCATATTATTCCTCACTTTCTAATTAATATTATCTCTATATACCATGCTTACGACGCGCCGCACGTAGTGCACTCTGCACATCCTTGTGCACTGTTTGAGCGTTTGCATTGGCCGATGGCTGCGCCGGTTGGTTGCCACCATTAATCTTGGCATTGACGCTATTACGAGTATCGGTAATGGTACCCATGCGGCCATCACGCGCGGCAATAGCCTCAGAGGCCTCAAGATCACGTAGAGCTAATGCAACAGAGGTAACAACTTGGTTGCTACCAGATGCTTTAAATTCTTCGTTCATTGCCTTCATGTGATCAAGCACTTGCTGAGCACGCACTGCGCCGGGGTCTTGCATAAAGTTTTCATCGGTTGGCTTAGCAGCAATAGCTGGCAGTTTTCCTGATGCGATCAACTGATCGAGCTCATTCTTTTGGGTAGATAGCAATTCACGGCGCTCATTTTGCTGTATACGAGCCTCGTTATGAGTGTTTGCCTCATTAATGAGCGTATTGGCGGCGTTCATGTTCTCTTGCAGTTTTCCTGCAAATGACATGCGTTCTTTATCGTTTGCAAAGCGGAAATCGTCGGGCAGGTCATCAGCTGTTTTTATCGTATACTGCTTGATCTCACCTTTCGCACCCTCTTTACCCTGCACTACTATATCTGGCATGTTCTCGTATGCATAAATTAGTGGGTCAATAGTACCATCAGGGTTTACCCCACTTGGCAATGCACCATCAGGGCTTGCTGCCTTTGCAGCTTCTATTTGCGTATTTAAATCATCGTCTTCAACATCACTAGCCAGTGCGGCAGCGTCTGGCTCTGCAGGTGCTGCAGGGTCAGGTGGCGTAGCTGGGTCATCAGGTGCAGGCGCCGCAGGATCTACCGGCGGAGTTGCTGGGTCTACTGGTGGGGTAGGGGCTGAATGATCGACGGGATCCTGCGTCCGTGGTGCAGGCGTTACAGGCTCAGCGGGTGCCGCTGGGTCTGGTGCTGCAGGGGCAGCTGGGGCTGGTTCTGTTGGTATTGGTGCTGCAGGGGCAGCTGGTTCGGGTGGGCTATTTGGTTGCATGCCTATTTACTCCGTGATATATTACGTTGTTTACATAAGTAGTATATCACGATATAAAAAATCACTCTACGTCAGGTGCGACCATGAGTGATTTTTCTTCGAGGCGTAGGCGCCCCGGCGTGGAGTAGGTTCGCCACCCATAGGCCAGCTCTTCAGCTGATAACCCTAGCTCGCGCTGATACGTCCGAGAGCGCTCGGCAGTATTTCAGGCTATAGCATTATTGTAGCATAGGCGCAGGCGATGCGGGGGTAGGTGCCACAGCCCCCGGTGCTGCCTGTGGTGGCGCAGGTGGTTCCTGTTGTGGTGGCATAGGTACTTCGCCGCCTGGCATAGGTGGTTGCGTTGGTGGTGCGTCAACATCAGTTTCACCAGGCAATGGGGCAGGCATACCAGGCGTTTGTAGCGCCTCATCTGCATCGACCTTACTCTGTAGTACGTCAGCGCGACGTGCTAGGCTATCCATCTCAGCTCGAACGTGAGCAACGAACGCTTGCCGTTTTGGCGCATCCCATACTACGTTGCCGTCTTTATCGGTGCCAGTAGTGTACTCATCACGCATCATTTGTTCACGGTGGGTATCAATGTGCCCAGCCTCAGGGTCTTCGCGTGGTGCAGCATATTTGCCGCTCTTAATTACCTCGTAGTCCATGTAGGCAGTGCGATCACCCTCTGTCTCTTGCATATTCTTTACAAGCAGTGTTGGGTCGATTTGCTCTTTAATAAGGTTCTGTGCCATTTCCTCGGCGTTTGGCAGCTTGAGTAGCTTGAATAGGTCAAGGTTGCTAATACGCCCCATGTCAGCGAGTTTCACCGCTACATTGGCCATACGGTTGTCATCGAGTGGTAGCATGCTGCCGCCCTTTACATAGACATCCATGCCATCAGCGAGGCGATCACGCTGCATCATCACATAGTCAAAAGTACCATCTTCGCCGGCAATACTTTGCCAGTGTTCCTCTGTGTAGTGTACTTTCATAAACTGGTACAGCATTGAGAAGTACTGATTAAAGAAAGTATCAAGGCCTCGTACGAGCGGCTCTAATCGTCCCTCAGCTTGGTCGCGCTCCATAATAGCTTCACCAAGCGTATCACTCTTTGAGGTATCACCACGCAAGTTTGGTGGTGTACCAATGATACTGTGTATCGTGTTCACTAGGTCTGCTGCAACATTCTCGAGCCACTGCGGTAGGAATGTTGGCGCTACCTTTTGTACAGCGTTGCGTACATCCTCAGCATCGACAATAATGCTTTCATCACCATCAAAGTTGAGATCTTCGACATCTTCCTTATCGACTGCCTCGCCACTGAATACATTGAGCCCGCCATATTTTTCGCTAGCCTCAAGTATCTGGCGCTTCAGCCGGTTGAGAGAGTGCTGCTGCGGTGCAACTAGTTCAATGAGTGATGTTTGGTCTATCTTGTTGCTACCATCGTTGAGCAGGTTAATTGTCAGGTATGGCTTTGGCGGCATTGGTAGGTGGTTTGCAATCATTTCTTGCTCTACATCGTATAGCCAGTGTGGGTTGCGTGTTTTTAGTAGTACGAGCCCGCCGAGGAATATTACCAATTGCTCTTGTGGCTTGCCCTTTTTATCACGACCCGTTACCCAAGCCTCGAAGTAATCTACCTTGGTATCGAGCTGCTTTTGTGTGCCAACTTTGATGTTATACATTTCATATATTTCATCTTTTTTATCCTCGAACATATCACATAATTCACCAATGGTGCTAGGGATTTTCTCAGCAATAAAGCCAGGGTTGTCATCAATGCCTGCAGTATGATCGAACACTAGGCGTGCTGGGTCAATATGTCGTGGGCATATTTCACCGTTACCGCGGCCTTTGGTATAGCCAACATCATACACAAGCTTGATAGCACCAACGCGCTTTTGCATCAGGTCGTAAAGCATTCGCTCTACCTTGCCCTTAATATCGTGCTCTTCGCCGTGCGCCTGTGCATATTTTGCAAAGTCTCTGGCAATCATACGCCCAGCTACGCTATCGTTCCATGGTCGTGCCTCAACCTCTGGTATGCGTGAAGTAACGTAGCTTATGATGGTCTGAATGGCCGCATATATTTGAGACTCTTGGTACTGTATCGAGCTACCACGCAGAGTTGGGTATTTTCCAGCTTTGTAGTGATCGCCAAACAGCATTTGTGCATTGCTTTTACGCGTCTGCGCTAGTTTATATGCTGGGTCGCTCTCATAAAATTTCTCGCTCACAGCTATGCGATTACGTAGCGTTGACGTAATCTCGCTATCTGTTGCGTCGATATTAAACAGCTCTTGCGCCTGCTTTTGTTCTGCTAGAAATGCTTGGTTGCTTGGGTTATTATCATTCATAAATAAATTACCAACAGCTTTGGCTGCTGGCCTTATAATTGCAATTATACATCTTTATGAGCCTCTATCATAGTATTTAACTCATTACTGGCCTTGACGGTTTCCGGTGTGTATATTTTGTAATAATGCTCACACCCTCTACATTTGTGTTCAATCACCGTAACATCTTCGGGCAGGTCGCCCCAGTGAACACCTTTATTGTTCGGCAACACCACGGCAACCTCACGATTTACCGCCATCATAGTGCGGCCACAATGTACAAACGTGCAGCGCAAGCGTTTAGGGCGAATGCTCTGGCCAGGTGCGAGTATGATTACAACCCACTCTTTACTGTTCCTCATTGCGCCTTACCCCTATACTTTCTCGCTGATTTAAGTAATTTTTTCTTGTAGTCCGGCACTAGGCCATCGTATTGCCTAGTAGTCTGGTTATATTTTACACCAGTTTTGCTTGTGCTTGTAGTGGTATTTGTGCTGGTGGTGCCTTTTTCTACGGCACCGCGCATCATTGCCACGCGCGCATACACCAACGCAAACCAAAAGTGATCGGGCGCCTCACCCTGTGTAACCCAAAATATCTTCAGTTTGCCCTTGCCCTCGTCGTCTTTTTCCTGTATACGCACCATGACAATACTATGCTCTATTAGCTGCTCGAGCTTATCGCCTGGCAGGTGCAGCTGCATCGTACGCGTACGCAGCTCTCGCACTATCAAGTCCATAATATCGGTGCGCTGTATCTTCACAAAGCCTGGGCGATTAGTAGGGTTGAACTTGGTTATTTTCTTGCGTGTGCTGTTGTAATCAAATTCAGCCAAGTATATACGTCCCGGGTACTTATCGGCCAACTGGCGCGGCACAGTGATGTCTGGCATGGCATCTATCACCATGCACTTAGCGCCAAGCGTCAAAAACAATGCCTCCACCTGATCCCAGTCTTTAAACGTCATTACATCCACCACACCCTCGGGCGTCATTACAATAATGTGCTTAGTGTGCCCAACGTCAACACCGATGTACACATCGGTCTTGGCGATGGAGGCACCAGTGTTAGCGTTCACGAACAGGGATCGGTCTATCAGCGCATCAGCTGGCGTATAGGCCTTACCCAGGATGAAGTTATACACATAGCCAGGTATATTCTTGTCATCTTCCCACTGCTGCATGATACGCGCAGCACCACGATCAGGGCGCATAAGCTGGTTAATCCAATAGCCCCTGCGTGTGCGCTTAGGATAGCGTGCGCGCCATTCACCGTTGCGACGAGCAGTATCTGTAATCTCTTCGCCGCAGCCACCACACACGTATATTTTGCGTGCAGTATCAATGGTATGACAGCGAGGGTCTATACCAGTAGTTTCGGCAGGATCCCAATCGAGATAAAAAGCATGCCCGCACGCTTCGCATGTAACGATCCAGTGCATTTGGTCTGATCCTTGGTAAAGGTAATCAACCCCAAAGCCTTTTGCACTAGGGTTGCTGAACGTGCGAAAGCGTGGGTGCTTGCTGTTTTCTGTACGCGAGCGGTAGGTACGCACTACACGCGTGTTTGAGCGGTCGTACTCGTCGCTCCATACAGTATCGGCACTAATAGAAATGGCATCGCGCTCGTCAAACGCACCACGATAGAACAAAAAGTTATTCTCGAACTGCTTGAGCTTTTGGGTATCTTGCTTGATGTGCCGGCTAATGAATTTATTGCGCTCGATCAGTGGGTTTACCTTTGGCACCACAAAGTCATTGACAATAGAGCCCTTGGTAGGGAATACGTAAATACTATTGCGCCCCTCAAAGCTCACCTCGTGTGCGCTGGCTACTGTTGCCCAAATCGTACCGCCCACCTGGGCACTCTTAATTACTACAATATCATCGCTATCGTCGTCGTAAATGTCTACCAAGAATGAGTGGTCGAAAAAGTCTAGCGGCTCGCCAGTCTCTGTAACCATATTGTTTTCAATGATCCACGCTAGGCGGCTATCTGCCTGCAGGTTAATCAACTCTTGCGGTAGCAGCTCATCCTCACCAGCTGCATCAACAATTTGCTCAGCTGTTGGTAGCACGTAGGTACGCCTCAAGCCTCTCGGCTACTTGTGCTGGTGTGTGGCCATCCCACTTAGCGGCCTGCTCACGCTCGGGTATATCAAACAGATCCCAATATTTCAGCTCATAGTGGTTAGTGATCTGGCCAGTGGGTAATTGTGCTACCACAACAAACCATCCACCGCCAAAGGCCAGATCGCCATCGCTGTGGCGCTTGCTCTTGTGTACGTCAAACCAGTATGGCTGGCCACTCTCGGGTGATCCTGATGCTAACCTTAAGCCGTTGAAAAAAGCAGCATTGTAGAGCATACGAAAATGATATAGCTCATTAAAGGTATGGTAGCCGTCAGACACATCACCTATGCTTGAATATTGTTTTATACCGTCGCTGGTTGGTTCGCACATATCGTCTATTAGTTCAATCATTTGTTTGCCTCGTAGAACGCTCGAGCAAAGCCCTCAGGTGTCATTGCACGTATAGCTGCCCGATCTAATCCATCGCGCACACGCTCATTGCCCCATTTAGGCATCTCTTCATTAGGCCGTATTTCTATAGTTTTTCTTGGGTGATTAAACCAACCCCACACATCTGTCG